TTCTCTCCAAGATAGAATTTTATGATAATATTTTAAGCTTCTTGATAGAGTTAGTAATGTGCGTTTTTTTTATGATAGTGGGTAAAATGGCGGATGTAGTTTTCCGTCGTCGGAGCACACCGGTCGAACGTGTATGCACTTATATTTTATGTATGTGCGGCATGTTTGTTTGGGTGATGGTGTACCCTCGGGTATTGATTTGCCAGGTGTTGTGTTTAGTAGTTATGGCGTTCAAGAGTGTTTTTGATTTTATGCTTGTAAAAGTGTTGAATGAAACTCCTGTGGATGTTAATAGGAAACAACATTTATATAATATTGAAAATTTTGATTTTAATGTTGTCTACTCAACCATGAATGCTTCGGAATTGTATCCTATAACAAGAAAAAGCTATATCGTATTAGCGAGACGATTGCAAGGGTTGTGGTTAGCAGAAAATAATATGCCAGATACTACAATTAAAAATCTAATTAATTTAGATACCCTTAATATTTTTATCGAACAAGCGAAAATGATCCCATGGATATCACGAAATGATAGTGGAGATCTCATGTATTGTGAGACACGACCATTATTTAAGAGGATGAATGTGGGAAATATAGCAACTTCGTACTTTAAAAAGGCAGAACTCGTTAAAGATCAGAGTTGGTTGGAATTTGTTAGTTATTTTATAACTTCTACTTATGAAATAAATAACATACCTCCCCCTAACAACCCTGATTATTTTTTTTTTTTTTTATTAGCTATAGTGGTTATGCAAAGAAATTATAGGATAGCTAATATACCTATGGGGGAGGTTGAAATTCTTTTTACGCTTAGCTTTTTGGAAGGCAAAGGTAAAACTAAACGAAAGATAAAGTATCGTATGAATAGACAGGGTGTGAAACAATATCCAAAACCATCTAGGGCAGATTTAGAATATGCGCAGAAACTTTATCATGCGTATCAGAATGGAGAAGTAGATCGATTTGTATTAGATGCGAATTTAATGGCGATTGGTTTAGATTTTTATGGATTTGAGGATGCATTACTTTCATCATATCGTGTGAATAGCGATGAGATGATATATAGTTATGTATCTGATGTTTTAACGGATCTTTATGATATGTATGATAATGATTTAATGGAAGGATGGGAAGATATTGAAACTGAGATGGATATATATTCAGATTGGTATCATAACTATTTAGATGATTTAGCAGAAATGGAACGAGTTGACGTTTATGGGGAGGAGATGCCTCTAGAACGAAAGCTAGATTATGTTAGATCAGCATACGATCGTGGATATTTTGAAGGGGGGGTTCAATTTTGGAATTGTCCTCGACAATATATAGCAACAGTATCAATGATTTTGGGTAACCATTATTATGGTGCTAATGATATAATATTGCGGGAAGGTTTTTGGAGTCCTTCTTTAATGAAATATTTACATACATTACCAGTAGGCTGTTATAATTCTATTCGTACGAATACTTATTTACAATGGTATAATGAATATGGACAAGAATTGTTCACTGATTTAAATTCTGAGCCTTTATGGCATTCAGAACAAGCAGAAAGTGGACGTGAAAATCCTATTGAGAGATTATATCCTAATTTGAAATATATGGATAGGAATATGGAAAGACCTCAAGTGATAATACATAGGCGACCTAATTTATTAAATTTGGTTGCCCGATTTGAACAACGAAGGGTGAGGAAATTAGTTCCCACTCAAGAGCAAGATCGTGTTATGCATGAGGTTAAGGTTGAAAATGTTAGAATTACTGAGATAAATGAAGAGTTAGCAGAAATAAAAAGAGCAAATAAAGGATTGAATGAGGAGATCGGTAGATTGAAATTGGAATATAAAGACCAGATACGGGATTTGAAAAATGAACAACAACAAGAGTTGGATGCTCGTGAAGAAGTGTATTTGGCAAATATAGCTCTTAAAACTGAGTTATTAGATAATGCAGTGAGACATCGTGATAGACTGATAAATGAGCTGGGAGCGGTGCAATTGCAAAAAAAAGTATCGCTTGAACCAATGAAAGAAATTGTAGCGGGGGTTATTAACGTGACCGAAGTTATAAAACCAGTAAAACAGTTAGCAAAAATCACTGTAAAACCAGTTATGATAAAACCGGATCCTAGAGATATCTTCGCAGATGTAGAGGGAGATGCTGAAACTGGTGGAATGGAAGTTTTTACGGAAGTTTTACCTGAAATTAAAATTGAAAAAGTTAAAGTAGGTGTTCCCGCTAAGACGGTTAAAAAACGTGATTTTAAAGATTTTAGATCAAGACGAAATTTTGTTAATTCCGAAGCTTATGAAATTAAGTTAGAGTCTAAACAAAATGGGGTACAAGATTGTGAATCTGTAAATTCAATATGTTTTTGTACAACCCGACGCCCAGATACAAAAAATTTTGAAAACATTTCATCGTTAAATCCTTTTATGCATTTTTATCGAGTTGATGATAAGCTTGTCACAGCTGCCCATTGTGTTGAGCAGTACAAACAAAATATCGGAAAAGGAATTTGGTGGGTGCAACTTCAATGGACGAAATCGAAAATGGGTTTTTTTGAACCAAGATTTGAGATTGTTCAAATGGGAGAGGTTGAGTGGGTTAAATGCCCTGCGACTGATCGAGCTGTATGTAAACCACCTGCTGAAATTGTGCAACGGTTTAAATCTCAAACCGTGAGGGTGTATAAAGGAGATAGGAAATTTAATTCGCAGATTATAGTTAGAAGATATAATCCCCAATCTTCAACTTGGATATCACAGTCCTCAGGACTGACATTGGATACAAAGGAGAAGTCAAGGTATTATTATAATTGTAATACAGAACCTGGAGTATCGGGTGCACCTGTTATGATGGATAACATTGTAATAGGAACGCATTCGGGAGCTTTAGGAGTTTCGAAGTTAAATTTTTTTTCTCTTCATACTGAAGAGGATTCTAATTTGTTGGAACTTAAGTTCCAAAAAAACTAGAAATCCCCACCTATGAGGTGGGGTTAAATTTTGATCCTTTAGTTCTTAAAGATTCAAAACAAATCCCGCGTAGTAGGTTTGACCACATGGAACCAATAATGTGGTCACCATCAGCAAAACTCCCTCAGAAAGAGATGGATACTATTCCGATAGATTCTATGTATGCATTAGAATTTCGAAATAGTTTGAAAGATACTTCAAAATTTGATCAATTAAAAGATAAGGTTGAAGTTGGCCAATCAGGGTATTCGGAGAAAAAGTATTGGGACTCAATTAAAAAATGTGATAAAGAACCAATAAAACCTAATAATGAGTTCTATGATTTGGCGAAAAAATTTGCAGAAATCCACTTAAGTTTTTTAAGTGGGTCTCAACCAAATTTGGACGTTGAATTTAATTGGGATACTGGATCGGGTGTTCCTCATCATTTGAGAGGAAGACAAAAGAAATCTGATTGGTTGGAGCGTAGTGAAACGGAAGGAGTAAAGCTCTGTAAAGAGTTTTATGAGATTCTGTCCCAAAGATACACTCCAGTGTGGAAGGTACCTCCGAAAGAAGAATTTTTATCAAAAGAGGAGATCATAGCAGGAAAATTAAGAACGTTTTTTATTCCTCCTATAGATTTTCTAACATGGCAGAAATTTTTCTGGAGTGAGATGGATGACCGTATGTTAAAAGCAAATAAGAATTGTTGGTCTAAGTATGGTTATTCAAAATCAGGAGGTGGATTTGATTCGTTTTTCAAGGAAATACAGAAATTTATGATTAAGTGGATGTCGGATATTTCAGGATGGGATCGAGTGTTGTCAATAATGGGTGATGTGTATGAACTTCGTAAGAAGTTTCTAGATTGCCCAGAACACTTGAAAGAAATCTTAGAATGGGTGATAGAGAATACTATACATCCGTGTTGTGCATTTAATGATGGAAGTATTTATAAACGTAAATGTGGAAATGGATCAGGTTCGAATGAAACAACAACTGATAATACTATAGCACATATAATTATTATGTTTTATATTTTAATATGTCTTTTTTATGATAAATATATGCGTTTACCTGAATATGAAGAAATCCTAAATAACACGTTTGTGGGATTATATGGAGACGACAATTCAGGTGGTTTAGATGATCAATATTTTGGAGTTACGGTGGAAGAGTTTCGAGAGAAACTGATAAGTTTATATGGGGATTTTGGGCTGGTTGTTAAGCAATCGGCCTTACAAATAGAAGGTCACATTGGACCTGTCAGAAATCTCGAGTTTTTGGGATCAACAACAGTGTATGATGAAGTCAGAGATGTGTATTATCCATATCCTCGATTTAAGAAAATTATTGCTACAATATTTTATAAATTACCAAGAGAGGAGGAGAGTTTAACATCTGTGGCTTCAAAGATAACAGCGTTGTATGATCTCATAGCCCCATTTGAGAATGAAGAAGCGATATTATTAAAAGATTTTTTGACTGATTACTCAGAATTTATTCTGAGGAAGCCAGGATTACGATCTGATCAAATTCGTGATCTATTGGGGGTTTCTCGTAAGTCCCGTTCTTACCTTGATAAAATGTTGGGATGGGAATCTTTTGAGCAAATTGAATCTGTTTGTTTTTTTTCAGATTCAAACAAGTGTAGAGGTGGAGAGGGC